CGTCAACTCACGCTCTTTTTCAAAAAGATCGAGCGGGAGACGACGGACCGTCGTAAGCGTGCAGCTGAAGCTGCTTACGTAAATTGCGAGGCGGATTTGGAAGCTACAGAAGAGTCACTCAGTGATGAACAACGTCACGACTTCTCTCGTAGCTTCGCTTGGTTGTACTCCGATGTGTTGAACGACCTTACAAGGTCAATCGAACGACAGGAAGTACGTCCCAAGCACGGTCCCGGTTCTACCCAGGATAAACTTCTGGGGAACCGAAAGTGGGGCTTTCCTACGTGGACGGCCCGACTTGAACCTCTGTTTCCATATGCGCGGTTTTGCACGCACACTTGGCAGAAAAGTTCGGACTACTTACACCGTCTCCTCCCAGCGGACCAGGAGCCACCCGTAAAGGTGGTTTTTGTTCCAAAGACTCAGAAGACCCCTCGGGTCATCGCCATGGAGCCCACGCACATGCAATACGTGCAGCAGGCAGTGATGACGACCCTTGTTCCGTTGCTTGAGAAGTCCAGAATCGGGCTTTCTCAGGGATTCACCGACCAAGGCCCAAACCGCGTGAAAGCGCGGCAGGGATCGGTTGATGGATCTCTCGCAACGATTGATCTTTCTGAGGCTAGTGACCGTGTTTTGGCGAGTCTGATTAGTGACGCGCTGAAGCCTTGGCCCACCGTTCAAGAAGCGGTGATGTCAAGTAGGTCTGCTAGCAGCGAGCTTCCATCTGGTCGTATTATTAACCTGAGGAAGTTTGCTTCTATGGGGTCGGCCCTGTGCTTTCCGGTCGAGGTCATGGCGTTTTCAGCCATCATCTTTACCAGTTTGCGGCAGGCTGGCGGACATTCTGCTGAGGAGGCCCTACGGGTCTTCTCTGCAGGAGAGGTACGCGTCTATGGGGACGACATCATTGTCCCCACGGATAGTGTCCCTTACGTGGAAGAATTCCTCGAGGCCTATGGCCTTAAGGTGAACAGGGCGAAGAGCTTCTCCGAGGGGAAGTTTCGGGAATCCTGTGGTGGCG